GGAGCTGCTACTGGTGAACTCTCAAAAGATGTTGCGGCTAAGAAAGAGGGTGGTGGCGGAACAACAGTTGTAGATCAGTCACAGAAATCTGGTGACGTTGTTACTCAAAATTCTAGTACTAGTGTTGCACAAGATAAACCAAATGCTCGAAAATCAAATCCTGCAAGTGGAAGAATTTAATAAAAAAAGAGGGGACCCAGTGGATCCCCTCCTAAAAAGCCTATCTAGCTTTTTTACTCATCATCAGCCAGTTGTTTAAAGAAGTCCAAGCTGTCATCAGATGAGTCCTCGCCCCAAGTTGAATCTGATTCTTCAACTTTTGGCGCAGCAGTCTGACGAGGTTCACTGAATGTATCCTCATCAACTTCTTCTGCCGTAGATGACACCGCAGTGGCTCCAAGAACTCGGTTGAGCTTGGTCTGAAGCTCTGCAAAGCTCTTGAAGTTCTTCCGGTCAACAAACTCCTGCAGGGAGTATTGTGTACCCCATACCCGTTCGAGCTCATCATCATCGTCGAGCATAGAGGACGGGCTGTCGAACTCAGAACGATCGTAGTTTCGGTAACCCTCAACATTCCGAATCTTCATCTTGAAGTTTGCACCCTCCCAGAAATCAAATGGATTTACTGGAGACTCGTCTTCAAACTCAGGATGCATCAGATCGTTGATCTTGTCAAAGATCCGCTTGCCGTACTTGTACAAGAAGACCTTGCCATCATTTTCGGGATGAGCGGGATCCTTTACAACATAGATGTTTGAGATGTAGTTCAGACGGCGCTTCTGCTTGCGTGCCTGTTCCTTACCGGCTTCATCACCACGATTCCAAAGCATCGAATTGTATTCACCAACTGGATCCTTTTCATTAAGGGTCGTCAGTGAGTTCTCGATGTACCAGCCACCTGGGCCCTGGAACCCATGAGAGAACAAACGTACCCAGGGAAGGTCCTCGCCCTTCGGTGCTGGCAAGAACCGAATAACGGCATAGCCGTTTCCAGCCTTGTCGACTTCAGGCTGCCAGAACCGAGTATCGGCTCCACCCTGCTGTGATCCAGAATTCATTTTGGTGGTTTCAGAAACGATCTTGTCGTAGAGTGACTTGCGGGATCGTTTGAGTTCTGCGAAAGATGTAGTCATATTTTTCGTATCCTTGTATAAATTGTATGTTTACTTGTCCACATAGTCATAATATAATAAGTTATTTATAACATATATTGTGACCATTGTAAATAGATTTTCTAAAAAAATCTATCTTGCTCTACAGTTTTTTCATCCCATGTTTGCCTGTCCGATTTATGATTTTGCCAACTCAATTCCATTTCGAGCTCTTTCACTCTTTCACGAAGATATTGGAGTTCACCTTTATATGCTTCTACTTCACGATTCATTGATAATCTCCTTGAGTTTTTTACGATATACAAACGGATCGTAGGTTAAAAACTTATTGTATTTAATGATAAGTCTTTTCTTTTCCTCCCATACTATGTCGTCTAAATTTTTGCCCCAGTGGTGTAAGAAGTTCAACACGCTGTCCATAATGATAATTGTATCGATGCTGATCTTCTTCTGTAATAAGAACTTCAGTAAAAGCGGATGATTATTATTCTCTACTAATAATAATTTATTAAGTTCCAGATCGTGATCCCTGCAGTGATCAACAAGCCAACGTAACTCAGTATCAAAGTGATAGCTAAGAGATTCCTGACGCTTCTTAAATCGAACATAGTTATCCTCACTCTCTTGTGATATTAGATTACCGATCCAGTTATCGCTTACTATAAAGTTGCTCACAAAGAAATCAACGAGTTCTTTTTCGTCATATTTCTTCGCTAACTTTCGGAAAAAGAACTTGTCATTTCTTTTGAGGAATGACTCGACTCCGGCACGCACCTTGCCATTATATTTAAAATAATCATAATCACTAGTAAAGTGCCGCTTAAGCGCCAGATAAGTCTTGTAAGCATCAAACCCTTCTGCAACGTCGTACATATTACACCGGCAGTTTGTTAATCTTCTCTTTCATCATATTAAGGTCACTCGCTTCAGAAGCGATAGACTGTTTGATCTTACTGTTTATGAGTTTTGCAGCTGTTTCAATTTCAATCTCGTGATTTTCACAGTAGTGAACTATTGCATCCATATATGGTATATTTAACTCACATACGAGCTCTTCTATTCGCATAGAAAAAGTATTTGTATTTAAAGACATTTATTTTTCCCATTTATAAAATATGTGATCTTCAATTTTAGTAGTTCGTTTTTTTGTTTTTGCCCATGCCGGCGATACATAATATGCATGATAGTGAGTAGCACCAGATGTGATATCAATCATTTTTTGATTCATCAACATACGTGCTAGGCGATAAATATTTCTATACTCACCCTCATTATGGATCTTGTCAGTTTTACCGTCGCAGTACCAAGAGAACTGACACTTGTGACGAACTGGTATCATATCACCATTGCCTTTCCAGGAAGAGCGATGTGGACCTTCCATTACAACTTCACAGACTGTACTAGGAAATCTATTGTCATTAACTCTATTCAGAGTTACTTGACCCACAGCAATCTGTCCAGCAATGGATTGACTCCTAGCCTCGTGATATATATTCAGTGCTAGACAAGAGATTTGATCGTTTGTGGCGCCTGCTGTGCCGCTACCGCCAACCAGCAATGCGCCCATAAGTAGTGTTGCTAATGCATTTTCCATAATGATATACTATATTAAATTGACAGAAATGTCAACCTATTTTCCCATTGCATTCAATGGATTTTCTAGAGCCCTTTTGATCTTCTCGTCAAGTTCTTTTCTCAAGGTCTTCATGTCTTGAGAGAATTCTCGACTGTCCTCTTTCACTCTCTGTTCGGTATCCTCTACGATCTTTTCGATTCTACGAATGTCAGTCTTCATATCTAGTTTCAGGTCGCGGTTTACACCACCAATAAGTTTAACCTCACTCTTGACCACTTCCATTTCTTCTTTGAATACGGATAGTGTATCATCGATCTTTGATTCCATCACAGTTATACGCTTATCAAAACCAGAAAGATCTGGTGCGGTATAGTTTTGAATTGCTTCCTTCATATCCATGTAGTCTTTATAGAACTCAAATGCTCCATAAAGCCCACCTCCTAGTGTCGATAATGCTGTAATGATTACAAATATCTTCCCACCTCGAAACTTGACACCGGCAAACTCAACTTCAGTTTTGCCGTCGTCTGACATTTTTTTCTCCTATTTGTATTGTGAACTGACTAAACTGTTCATAGCAGCATCACTTCCACCAAACATATAATATTGTGCTGCATTGTTATTCGTAATGCTTTGATTATTATATACTGTAGTCGACTGATACCAAGATGTGTTATCAATTAATTTTGGTTGGTTTGCGGTGATATCAGCCGAGACTAAATTCATCAATGCAACCTGTGTTGCTTGATCCTGAGCAGAGTTACCTAAACGAGCAACGATATTCTGGACGATCTTCTGTGCCATTTCTCGTTTTGCTTCGGCTTTTGTTTTTGGCTCTGACTTTGATTTGGATTCTGACTTTCCTTCTGCCCTAGATTCAGATTTGGACTCTGACTTTGGCTCACTGGTTCCACTTTCCGCTGTGTCCTCAGTAGACTCATCTGAGCCTGAACTATCTGGTTCGGGACTATCGGATGCATTTTCTGTTACCTCTGCTACCTGTGTTTCAACTTCCGCTTCAACTGACTCGACCGTTTCAGAAACAGTCTCTGCAGTACCAGTATCATTCATATCTGCAATTGGCTCGACTGTTATCTCCATGTTAGCATCAACCGTGACTTCGAAGCTCTCCATACCACCCATATTATCAGCAACCTGAACTTCGTAAACTTCTAATGGAGCAATCTCCATCTCGGTCTCTACAGACTCGATTGTCGGTTCTCCTAGATCCAGAGTTTCGGTCGATGTGGTGGTGTCATCCGTGAGGGTGTCTATTGCTGTTGATACCAACTCTTCTGTAATTGTAGTGATCTGTGATACTATTAACTGCGTTTGGTCAAACGTCGTCTGTATTATAGAATTGTCAAATCTAGGCCCATGATTTCCTTCAAAAAAACCTTGGTCAATACCAAACAATTCCAATGTGGCGAGTGCGCTATCATACTCATTTGATTGAATCGTTTGTGTGAAAAAGAAATCAGTCTTGTTATATCCAGAGAAGTTAATATTATCGAAAACATGCTCGAATTTATGCAGAAGATTACCAGCAGAATCTTTAATGTCTAAGGTAATGCTAAACATATCTTTACAATCTGATTGATATGATGTTGAACTGCATAGAGGGACTTGAAGATTTGAACTATCTGAATGCACATGAGCACCGTATGTGATATCAAATCCCTGATTGATTTCACTCTTTGTCATTTGATTGAATAAATCAACAGTCTGTTTTGCAGTACCGCCGCCTGTAGATTGATTGCCCGTCTCTAAACAATTACCGCCACCAGGTCCACACGTATCACCTATAAATGTGCTTCCACTCGTACTCCAGTTTGGTGCAGTGGTTGTATTCGTGCTTGCTTCAAATCCAGGATTAGACAGATAATTTTTTGAAGTTACAGTAGATGTTGATTCAGACGTGACTTCTTCTACAGTCGTTGTGGTATGAACTTCTAATCCTCCTCCAAGACTCTCGACTGTCGTTTCTTCTGATACAATCGTTCCACCGTTTGGACCTACATCCTGTGCATTAGAATAAGAAGGGTATACCAAGACAAGTAGGAACACCAAAGAAGCAACCAGCACCGAGCAAGCCAGCGCCCAAGATGGTAAGTGGTGTTCTGTAGTCTTCGTATTCGTGCTCATCAGAGTCAACGTAATCATCTACTAGTTGCTCTCTTGTGGAAAAGGGTCATCGTTATTTGGCACCTCCGAGCCTTTCCTGCTTGAGACCATTAGCTTTGCCCCAGACGGAATATCTTGTGGGTTCTTTTTCCATTCTGCAAGTTCCTTGTCTCCAATTGCCCCTTTATATGGACATGGTGTACCAGCCATTAGCATAGCGTCAAACACTCTTGCATCTTGACACATAGTTGATACTGCAGCGACCTTCATTCCCATACCATATAAAGAGCGAGCGAGTTTGAGCCTTTCACAGTTCTCATCCGTAACAGTGATACCAGAAGCAATTCCAAGGATTTGAGTTTGAACTCCCGCGCTATAGGCTGTTTTACATACATCTGAATTGTTTATTACAATAGATGGTGCTGATGCGGTCGGTGGAGTTTTATCTACAGTAACAGTGCCGCTAGATACGGTAGATACTGTGTTAGTTTGTGCTAAAGCAGAAGTGCTAATAATTAAAGTAAGAAAAAGAATCGTAAACAGTCGAAGCATCTACTTCTCCTTGCTATTTTGATTCCCCTCCTGTGTAGATTCAGTTGCCTTTTTATAAAAAATTATAATCTCTTTTTGTTGCAGTATAAATCTTTTAATTTCTTGCATATTTAATGCAAGCATCTCGTAAGTTTTTGGCGTTATAGCATAAAAAACAAATTCCTCATTATTTTGTTCTTTCTGTATTTGTGTTAAAAACTTTTGTAAATTATCCTTATTTACAACGTCAAAATGAAGTTTATCTAAAAATAGAGGTT